CCAATCCCAGTGTTGTAGTTATCCCAGATAGAAGCTTGTCCAGTCTCATCTTGTCCTCTAATCAAGTCAAGCAAAGTGTCAGCGTTACCACGGTACCCACCAGAAGCAAGACGACCTTGCAAACCTTGCAAAGCACGGAGAGAAGTAGCAGAAGCGGTATCAGCATCAGAACGCTCAGCATTAAACTTGTCACGAGCCAAAGCATCTGCAGCCGCTGTACTAGAACCTCCACCACCACTACCTCGAAGCATGCTTGTCAAACCTGCAATACCACCGTAAGCGGCAAAAGGGTCAACTGTGGTAACTTGTGCCGCAGGCTGATTACGACCAACCTGTAAATCATAAGCAGAACGAGCTGAAGGTGTAGCCCCGAGATAATTAAAAGGCTTACCATAAGTTTCTGTTGTAGCAGCATAAGAATTTCGAGCATCAGTAGCATCTGCAGAAGTACGGTCTCTAAAATCTTGGGTAGGGTACGTAGTAACACCGAGAGTAGGTGACTTTGGTATCTGTGCCACAACCTTGTTCTTGTTCTTCCTGTCAACACTATCTGCACTCATGCGTATGCTCCTGCTCTGTACTGCAATATTTGTCCTGCGTCCTCAGCAATCTGCTGAGCCTTCTGTGCTGCCAAAATGTTTTTGTCCTCTGCAAGCTGTGCTTGACGATTACTTAAATCACCTTGATAAAAAGCGTTACTCGTGTCAAGCGCACCCTGCGCTTGACCAGTCTTATCAACACGGTCTTTAGCAAAGTCTTGCATTGCTTTAGAAAATGCACCACTCTTAACGTTTGCCGTGTTGCGTCCACTACGACCATAACCTGCCACCAACTGTGGTGCCTGCCTGTCATACTCTGTATTCACGTCTGCCATCGCACGACGGGCAGTCTGATTCATAGTTTGGTTGTCATAAAGAGAACGACTACTCTCTCTATTAAAACCACTAATCAATGCTTGAAGACGTGCTGCGTATTCTGCCGGATTAAATGCCATTAGAAATTTCCTTTATATTTACTACCAGTTTGAGTGACTGGACGACTTTTCAATTGCTCAACATCTTTACGTAACATTTCAATAGCCTGAATCAAAGACGAAACAATCTGACGGATAGCAATAGCATCCGTAGACTTCAGCGTCGTTACAACAGGAATCGATAGTGGTTCCATCATGAGAATATTGATGTCCCCAAAACAATCTGGTCACTATCACCACTAACAGGACTAGCTAACTTAATAGAAGTAATGGCACCATCAGCAATGGCAGCAGTTTGAATTGCGCCAGCAGTAATGTTTGTGCCTGCCTGCAGTGCGTCAACAAAGTTCTTTACAGCGGTAAAGTTAGCATTCGCTTCAGCAGCTTCAGCAATGGTTGCATCAGTAAATGTATGCGGAATAGTTATAGCCATTATCCAGTGACCTTTCGATTATTATATTTGTAAGCAATACTGTCAATGCCCCACTCGCCACCAGTTGGACCAGTAAACAACAGTTGCACACATCGAGCCAAACCAAGATTAGAACCACGAATAACCTGAGCGCCCTCAGCAACAACACCCCATTTGTCTTGGCCCCATTTACCAATACCCCACCTCATACCGGTCGCAGATGCTGGAAGAACAATATCAATACTTTTACGCTCATTACCAGTTGCTTCTTCAAAATTGTGAAACACTTTAACATTCAAAGTTCGTTGTGTGTCAACCTGTTTCAAAACAAAATCTGGTCTACGGAACATCTTCTTCATTGAATAATTGTTGCCATCAATCCAACCTGTGCGATAGTAAGTGGTAAAGTTCAATTCTGCTCCACCAATCAAATCTGTTTCAGAGTCATACTTCTCAACTTCCAACACTCTTGGAAGTGTTGGATGAATCAAAAGTGGCACAGCAATACCAGCAGAAGTTCTAAAATCTGAACCACCAATAAGACCGTAACCACCTGCAGAAGCAAGCATGTTCCAAGAACCATTCTGACCAATGCTTGGGTCATAAACAAGATTAACAGTTGTTTCGGTAGCAGCTGTGCCAGTTGAATAAGGAACACCCAACCAAACACGTCTACCGACATACGACACAGCAACCTTGTTGTCATAGTTACTGTTAATGTATCCAAGTGGATACATTGCTTTCAAGTTTTGAAACAAGTCAACAACAGTGTTACCGTTGTAATAAAACAAACCTTTGGCATGAACATAGAAGTAAACGCCCTGTTCAGACTGTGCAATATAAGAAGGGTTATCCGCTCCAAGACTAGAAGACAACTCAACGACCTGATGGTCTGTCGAGTCGTACCCAAACAAAACATAAATAGCCTGTGGCTTAAACACAACAAGATGTCCAGCAACAACAGCAAGACCCGTTATACCATCTCCACCACCGTTAAAGTCAATATAGTCAGATTCAAGCCAATCTTCTGGCAAACCCTCATGAGACCATCGCAAACGGTTGGGATAAACAACGCCATTCTCTTTTGTATTTGCAACAAACATTTTATTTGTGTGCTGAATTGTATGCTCCGCTTTGGGAAAGTATCCACCAACAGGACTCACATAAGCCTGCCACGTTGGTCCACTTGCAGTCAAAGCAGTTGAGTAGGTGTCAGCAACTTCCCACTTATATGATGCAACGCCGGCTTGACCAGTAGTAATATACATCGTCTTGCTCCACTGGGCAAGCGATGAACCATTCGTACTAGCAGACACAATCGGAGTACCAGCACCAAAATTCAAAACACTAAAGTTTGTTCCAGTAGATTTGTAAACAGTCGTTTCCGTTGTAAGCATCAGATACTCAGTAGAACCCTTAAACCATGTCAGACGCTTAGGAGCCCAAGTACCAGACACAGCGGTGTCGTTAATCTCTCTAAACGCTCCACGACTAAACAAACCACCACGAGGGTCAATCTCAACATTCATCATGTCAGGTGACTCATTGTTGGACAACTGAAACTGGTCGGCACGAAGATTCAAGCCACCAGTAAAATCATCACGGCGTTCAATAAGGACTTGTGCCACTACAACGTCCTACCAAGAGTCTGCAACCAACGCTTCATAGTTGGGTACTGTCGTCCACCGGACATCACAACTGGCTGTGCACTTGATGCTTTCATCAAGTCACGGCGAGCAAATGCAACACCTTCTTCAAAAGACTTCATATGCATGTTTGCTAAATCAGAGTCCTCTTGACGCTGATAAACACGAGCAAGAACAAAGTAAGGCAAAATAGCATGAAAGAATTCGTCAAGGTCAATGTCCTCGTTGATGTTCGTCAGCCAAGTGTAAACGGGATTGCGAAAAGCTCGCACAGTCATTGGATAAACAATGTCTGGCTTAGCCCACAACAATAACTTTTTGTCCCAAAAACTATAAAAATATGGTCGACTAGGAGTATCAAGATTGCCCAACCAAATTTGTTCAGCATCGTTGTAATCAATCAGACTAAGCCTGGCACCCTGGGTTGATGTGTCCACAACAGAAATGATTTCTCGAATATCCCCAATTGTGGATATTGTGTACTCACGCTGATTAGCAACAGTATTAAACGTGTATGTTTCTTGTAATATCGGCCAACGGCGTTCTAACGCATAAATGCGTTGGAACCCTTCACGAGCAAACTGGTCAATAATAGAATCAGACAAATCCGTTTCATCAAGGTCAGCCATTTCCCTGACCTGCGCACGTAATGTCGTAAGTGTTATTGCCATTAAGCCTCACCCTTATTTCTTAGATGTCCGATGCAGAAATCTGTCCCACGGGCCTTTGGGCCCTCACACGTGTCATCCTTGCCTATGCAACGATTACGCCCGATATAAGGGCCTGATGGAGCAGCAAGGCGAGCGCCTTCTGCATGGGCAAGACGGGAGTGCTTAGTAGTTGGCTCCCCGTATAGAGTATGAGCAAGTTTGGCCGTTTGGTTCATACCAATAGCCCTGTTTGTTACTTAATACGCTTCTTTGGAACTTTCTTTACAGAAGTCTTTACAACAGCCTTCGAAGTCAAAGGCTTCGAAGTACTCTTAACCATTGGCTTCGCAACAGTCTTAGCAACACGAGGACTGCGCTTAGCAACTGCTGGAACAGACTTCTTTGCAGTCTTCGCTGCAGTCTTAGCCGCAGTCTTAACTGCCGGCTTACCCAGATTCTTATAAGTATTAAAGTTCGCAGCCTTAGCAGCTTTAGATAATGGTGCTGCCTTATATGGTGCAGCCTTACCAACAATCTTAGGTGTAACTTTACCCAAGTTCTTGTAGTACTTCAAATTAGATGCACCCTTAGCACCCTTAGCCAATTTTGCTGCCTTGCCAGCTGCAACAGCAGCCTTGGCACCAGCACCAACACCAAAAAGAGTAGCAATACTTGAACCAAGTTCAAGAACACCAGCGCCAGCAGACTTCGCAGCCTTGCCGTAATTACCTTTGCGCAAGTTCTTACCTGCACGACCAAAGTCGTCCACACCAAGAAGTTCATTGCGGGCAAAGTCATAAACTTTGCCTCCACCACTACGACCCTTTTTAGTATCAGCGGACATCGAAGAAGGCTTAGTAGAACCAGCCTTGTACCCCGACACGCCTTTCATGTTGGAAGTAGCAGAACGACCCTTGCTAGAAGAAGAACTAGGGGTACCGGAAATAGCAGGAGGATTAGAACTAGATGAACTGGAACTAGATACCGCTTTCTTCGGTGCAGCAAAACCTTTACGGCTCACATCACCAGAGTTAAACTTCTCACGAAGTTGCTTACGCAACTCAGGAGTAACAGTCTTACCCTTAGCTTTCATCTCGCCAATGCGAGTCTCAACATAATAACGTTTACGAGACTCTTTAGCACTCTGACCTTTTGCAACACCAGCCTTAACGGCTTCTTTGCGACCAGCAATGCGAGCCTTCTCGGCTGCATTCATAGCCATTAGTACATTGACCTCATGCGAGAAACTTTAGCTTTTGGCTTAGCATACGCACCAGCCTTAGCAGATGAACTCTTCGCAGTAGCCGAACCCATTGCATCAGCACCCTTGCCACGACCTGCAGCAGTCTTTGGCTTGTAGCCAGTTCCCGTTCCAGTTCCTGGACGCATTGGAGCAACTTTGTCCGCTCCCATACGACCTGCACCTGCAGCAGACTTGCGTGGCATTGTTGCACCAAAGCCACCCATAGTAGTTCTGCGACCACCAGTCGCTGAACCCATTGCTTCACGAGCAGCACCACCACGACTCACACGAGCCTTTGTGCCTGTTGCACCTTGAATGGCACGACCAGAATTGTAAGAACCACCAGGCTTAAAGTTTCCCTTTAGTGCTGCAGTGGCGGGTTTTTTCTTAGGATTTTTTTTAGTCTTGTTGTATGTTGGACCTGGTTGGTATTCTCCACCACCTGTCATTTGGTTAGCCATAATTATTTTCCTACCTTGTCTGAATTCGGACGAACCTTATAGTTCTTGTCTTTTTTAACCGGCACTGAACTTTGACCATACAAACCTGGTGCTGTAACAGTCCCAGACTTTGGAGTTGCACTTGCATGACTATCTAACTGAGGGTAATTGTAAGGCATTTTATTCTCCTAAAACTAAATAGATTTGGAAGGGTGGAGTGTGGCCTCCACCCCTCCAAATCAGATTACTTACTTAACTGCACCACCAGAGTTCTTGCGGTACAACTGAATTGCTGACGA